TTTCATCAAAACCTTCTATAGCTTTTCTATCTTCTTTTTTAGAACCAAATAATTTTGAAGCACCATAACCTATAGTTAATAATGGATTAACCATAAAACTTCCAGCAGTTGCTAGTGCTTTTCCTATACCTGCAGCTGAACCTTGTTTAGAAGACAGTGTTGAAGCTATTCTATATTCAGGTGTATCTAATTCTTTTGGGTCATCACCTGTCTCTGTAACTTTTGTAGTTTCAACTCTTGACTTTGTAGGGTCTTTTGCCTCTTCTTCTTTCTTAGCTTCTTCTTGCTCCACAAAACCATTAGGTATGGGATATACAGGTTTGCCATCTATAAAAGGTATGTATAGCTCTTCACCTGTTTCTTTATTAAAATATCTTTTTGTTTCACTTTTAGGTAGCTGTCCAAACCCTGCACCAACTAATTTAGAATAATCAGGTGTAGCTGCTGTTGATGTAGGTGAAGTATATTGTGGTGCTCCAAATGTAGAATATGTTGGAGAAGATGGAGTTGTAACTTTTACAGGTTGTTGTTGCTGTGCATATACAGAAGGTCTCATTCCCATCTGCTGTGGTGGAGCTACAGTAACACCCGGAACTTGATTCTGCTGTTGTATCTCAGGCATTTGTATTTGAGGAGCAACGATTGCACCACCCTCTTGGTAGTTCTGAGGTTGAAAAGGTATATCATCAGGTAGTGTTGCTTGGTCAGAGTTTCCCATCTGACCCATCTTATCCATAAGTTTTAATCCTGATTTTGCATTCTGTCTCATATTCATAATCTTTTCAAGACCATGATAACGCACAACATCTGCAGGTAAAACAAACTCACCTTCGCTAATATTTATTGGAACATCATCTCTTACTTCTTTCTTCAAAGAGCCTACAGGAACTTTATTACGTGACTTTCTATCAATAGTTTCTCCTTGGTCTTTTAATCCACCGAGGTTAAACATTTCCATTTGTTCTTTATAATCAGCCATCTTTTCCTAATACCTCTTCTCTAAGAAATTTTAATCTACGCAATGCACCTATTGCACCTTGAGTTCTATGTAACACTACAATATCATCTGCTTGTTCCATAGCCTTATGATGTTGCTCTATCAGAGCGTCTAAATATTTATTGAGGTGTAGCTGGTGGTTGACCAGTGGCTTGAGGTTGCTCAATATTGCCTTGTCCATTACCTGTAAATCCTTGTTCGTTTGGTTGAGGTGCTTGTCCTACTCCTATAGTGCCACCACCTGCTCCTGTTGGGTCTGCAGGATTAGCACCTGCAGGAGCTTGTGGTTGTTGTGGCATATCACCTTGCATACCCTTTAACATCTCTGCTTGTAAGATAGCTTCATCCATATTGTTAGTTACTTTTGATGGGTCTAAATCCATAGACTTCGCAATCTCTCTTACTATGTAATTAAACTTAGCAAAAGGTGCAAGTGCAGGATTAGATGCAACTTGTAAAAATTGCATAAGTCTTTGACTTCTAACTTCATTAGCCATTAGACTTTCTGTTCCACGTGCAACAACTTCTAAATCACCTTTTATATCAGGGTCAAAATTAAACTGCATATTAAATCTAAATAATCCTTCACCTAGAGGTTTAAGTAAATAGTCATCTACATTTTTAATTACAGTTTTAATACTGCCTGAAGCTGCTCCCATAAGCATACTTATACCTGCAGCAGTTCTACCTACACCTGATACTCCTGTTTGTCCATGAGCAAAAGAAGGTAGTCCTGTGCTTTCATCTGCTAACTGTCTTGCTTTATCAAACAGTTGTAAGTTCTCATTAGATACGTTTGGAAACTTTGTACCAAAGATTGCTTGACCCGGTGCTCCACCTTGTCTTCTAAATATTTTACCCGGATATACAGATAAGTCTTGACCCGGAACTAAATTAGTTTCATCTACTTCTATAAGCAAGTTACCTGACAATACAGCATTATCAACAGCCATTCTCATAAAACCATTCATAAGAGTTTGTGTATCATCCATGTTTTCAGCTAAACCTACACCAAAAAATGAATATGGATTTAATTCATATGGTGATGCATGATATGGTATCTTGGCAGGTTTGAATGGGTTTAATACTGCTCTGAGCAACTTCCCATTACAAACCCATATATTAGCTTGTAGTTCTTCAAAGTTTTCTAATTCTTTTGGTATCTCTACGTTTTGCTCTAAGAGCATTTCAACATCCATCATACCCCAATATTCAAGAACTTCAAATCTATCTATATAGTTTTCTTGATTGTAGTCAGTTAAGTCATCTTCCCAATATTTTTTAATATAGTTTTCACCATCAGCGATAGCTTCTTCTATGACTGTATCCCTAAAAAAAGGTCTACGTTTTAATCCACGTAGTTCTGTTCTAGACATTTTATGTCGTTCTATAACATATTGAGCTTGGTCTATGTTAGTAGAATCAGGGTCAGGATAAAAATTCCACACAGATACATGATTAACCTGTGGTATAGTTTTAAATATAGGACTATATTCACCTTCGTCACTCCAATTAGGATATTCTTTATCTATAGCAAAAGGTCCTTTCATAACACCTGTGCCAAATAAAGCCATCTCAAATGCTGTGCTTCTTAAATGTTTATTAGCGTTAGACTCTTGTAGTTGGTCTATGATTTGTTTTTCCATAGCTTTTGCTGCAACCATTGCAGGACTGAACGTAATAGCTGTTGGAGTTTTACCAACACCTTCTTCCAATCCTTCAATATCTTGCAACACTTCTTGCAGAGGACCAAGCCTCTCCTGTAAAGTCTCTGCAGTCGCTCCTTTAGGTAGCTCACTACCATCTTCAGGGAAACCATAAGGAGATTGTAGCTCTCCTTCGTCTTCTCTATTACGTAAGACTTCAGGTTCTTTAGGGTCGAAATTAACATTTTTTGCAACTCCTTCAGGTAATTCTGTTGGCTCTATACTTATAGGAAATTTATTTCCTGCAAATAAAACATCTGCTATTTGCCCATATGCAGCCAAGGTTTTAGTTTTTGTAATCTTTATAAATACTCTAGACTTTTCAGCTTCTGTAAATTGAACATCAGGTCCATATAAACCTCTATAGTTTCTATATGCTCTAATCCATCTTTGCTCATCTTCGTATCTGTAGTCCTCTGACTTTTTAAAACTAGCCATAACATGGTCTACAATACTAGATACTCCTACATCTGTAACTTCTGTATTCTCTGCATCTTCTAGAGCAATAGCTTCGTCTTCTATATTTATATCTTCTTCTGCCATATTAATATCCAAATGTTGCGTCAGCTACAGGCATACTAGATTTTGGTCTACCCATAGGCTCATAGTCAAATATACTAAATCTTGGTCTTGACATTATACCATATCGTAAAGCATCATACAAGTGGTCTTCTGCTTTTGTATCCACATCTTCAGGATTCTTTTTATCTAGAGGTATTGCAGGTAACTGTGCCACCATTTCAGTGCAAGTATTAAAAAAGACCATTCTTGGTTCTTCTGTAAATTCATCTATCTGTAGTCTTCTGTGTATCTCATTTTTACCTGATACTCTACTACCTCTACTTCTATCTGATGGTCTAAATCTACAACCTTTTTGTATCATCTGTTCAGCCAAAGAAGGACCAGTATCACCACGTTTATGCCAAAGAGAGCTATCCAAAACCCCATACTTAATATTTCCATCATCAGCTTCTAAGTCTAATATCATATCTGCCAAATCTGTGGCAAGGACTTTGCTAACATACAACTCTCTATATACAACAAGTTGCTCATCTGGAGAAACAGCAAACCACAACACAGCACTATAAGAGCCATAACCATAATCACAAGACCTAAACTTAACCCAATTTCTTGGAATGTCAAAAGGTTCAATAACGTGAGTATTCCTATCAAACTCAGTAAAAGCAGCACCTTCTTTAATATCCCAATCGCCTTCAAGCAACTGCTTCTGTTGGTGTTCAGGTAAGGAAAGAAGCATTGCTTCATAGTCTCCCTGACTTGACAAATACGGATTGTCAGATAACCTAGCAGGTATAAATCTTCTTTTAAATAAAGGTTCACCTGCTTTACTGTGTCCGTCAGGATACTTGAGAACCTTTCCTGTTTCAATGTTTGTGGCATTAAACGCTCTTCCATAAGGTGCAGGGTCAATAAACATTTTCTTAACCCACTGATGCCCCGGACCTCCGGGGTTTGTTGTTGCCCTCATGTACACAGGTAAATCGTGTGCAGTAGAACGTAATCTTGACCTCATGTAATTCCAAGCAAATGGTGTTGCCCATTGCGTTAATTCGTCAAAGCCTATCCAACTAAAAGCTAAACCTTGATATCTTAATACGTCATCATCTCGGTCTAGGTAAGACATCCACAGTCTTGCACCTGATGGAGCTACCCATTGCATCTTTCTTTCTGACCACTTTATCCCTTTCCATATGAGGGGATACAATTCTCTAGACTTCCAAACAAGTTCTCTTAGTTCTTCTGTCGTGTGTCGTAATAACAATCCACTAAACTGTGGATGACCCATATATCTTAGTGGGTCTGCTAACATAGCATATGACTTACCACCACCTGCTGAACCACCATATAAGACTTCTCTTTCAGGTGATGCAAGGAACTCTGTTTGAGGTCCTTCATTTGGTTTAAAAACTATATTCTGTTCTTCTTCAGGTATAGTTTCTACATCATCTACTATCTTAGGCTCTTGCTCCGATTCTACTTTCTTCGATGGCTTTCGCTTTCTCGATTGCTTTCTGGGCATATTCGGACCATCGTTTAAGAGTTCTAGCCTTGTTCTTACGTTGTCGCTCATGTAATAATCTTTTTCTTAATCCTATGTGAGATATTTGTCTTCCTGTTTTTGTTGTCAGCCAATTAGCAACTTGTCTAAGTGAATATTGTTTTATATATTTTCTAGCTAACTCTAATGCTTCTAACTCGTAAGGTATAGGGTCAAGTAATTCTTTATCGTCTTCGTTAATCTTATATCCAAAAGGAACAGTTCTAGCTATGCGTGGTATCTGTATCCATTCTTTTTGGTCTTCATCTTTTAAATCTGTTGGCTGTGGTAACTTCCACTTTCCTAAACTTCTATCCATTACTTCTTTTTTAAATTATCTACAGTGCCATACTTTTTTTTAGGTATACCTACATACCTTGGCTTTTGAGGTTTATATAATTGTTTTTTTGGTTCTTTATTTTCTTTACTATAAACTTTACCACCTACATGAATCCCTTTATATTTACTTGAATCAGATATTTTATATTCATCATCAACTATTCTTGCAAGTGCTCTAGTAGGATTTCTTTTATCTCTTTGTCTTATTCTAGAACTTTTTATTTTTCCTTTAACAGTTTTTTTATCTACTTTAAACCCATATGTAATTTTTTTACCCATACTAAAACCTTTCTTTTTTCTTTGGTGGTAAAATCATCACACCACCTGATGCTTCTACTTGAACTTTCTCAGTTTTAATTAAACCTACTCTATCTAATAGTTCTTTGGATGCAGATAGTCTATCTCTAATACCTAACTGTGTAGGGTCATCTACACCACTTACCATAGCTACAGCAGCTTTAGGTGCATTACGACTCATATACATTTGAGTGGCTTCCATTATTTCATCTTTCATAGAAGCTACAACACTAGAAGTAGATGTATGTTCTGAATATCCTGCTAGTAGTTTTGCTTGTACAACATCACCACCTGCTTCATCAAACAATACATTTAAAAATTTCTGTTGTCTTTCTGTTAATTCTCTACTCAATGTGGTATTCCTTGTGCTGCAACTCTGTCTATTAAACGCTGTGCTCTGTTAGTTGTTTGTTTGTACCAACGTGAGTCTTCCATCTGCTCTGCCATTTCTTGATAGTCTTCCATCTCTACTGCAGCAATCATTTTTCTAAATTTGGATAAACGAGGTTTGCCAAGTTGAAATGACATATTAATCAATACGTGTTGTATATCTTCAGGGAGCTTATCAAAAGAATTAAATATAGTTTGGCAGTCTTGTATTGCAACTTGCACATCATTTAAAAACCAATCTTGTACTTGTTGTTCAGGTACAGGATATCCTATAGGTTTACCATAGTAATCTATATCCCATTCTGTAATAAGATGCCCTATGCCTCCAGTCAAATGATTTTCTGAGCAATAGTACAGTTCATACTTTACACCCTCGTCTGCCTCAATTTCTTCTCTTAACGTATTTAAATTCATCGTCTAAGTCCTAACTCCATTTGACCTTTACGTATTTCTTTTACGTGCAAATGCCAAAAATAATTCCCTATCTTACAGGTTATAGCAGAAATCTTCAAAAATGTCAAGGCTTTCCAACTCATTTGCGTTTCAACATCTTAGCTGCTTGTCCTACACCTTTGATACCGAATGACGCAGATATGGCTATATACAATAGGTATTGATACCAATCAGGTAATGTTGCTAGTATTGCAAATCCATCTTTTACATACTCTCTCATGCCCGGAATAAAGACTAGTATAGCAGGAGCTAACAGCACTACTAAAGCGAACTCGTCTTTCCAACTATCCACAGTAGCATCTGCCATCTTGCCTTCCCACTCCACTTGACCTGTTGCGACTTTCTCTGCAACAGTAGCACGAGCTTTTGCCTCTGCAACTTTAGCTTGTCCATCTGCCTTTGTCTTTTCTATTTTGTTTTGAAACCATGTTCCTGCGAGATTTGCTATTGGTCCTATTAGTGCTTGTATCATTTGCTAATTTCTCTTTTATTCTTTCTTGTTTTAACTTTTCTTTTACCCTAGCTGAATCTACGAAATCTTGATGTTTTCTTTGCAATCTTGCTGGGTTGTTTAGAAAATTGTTTACCTCCTCTAGACGCTTTGCGTTTAGCAGCCGAAGAGGCGGCGTATTCAGAGGGCGATAGAGCTTTAATTGCTTTTTCAGGTAAGTAACGCTCACCTGTTGCTTTACTCCCTTGTGTACTAGGTTTACCAGATTTGGTTCGCCATTTTTGTTTTGTCCACGCAACTAGTGACCTCTGAGATTTTTTAAGTGCCATTCGTATGCTTCCTTAATTTCTTCAATAGTTCTTTTACATCCTATACAAATATTATCTTTTAATTTACATACACCTATACAAGGTGTCTCTAAAATCTTCCTACCCATTTACCTACAAACCAAGCCATCAACCCTGCAAAGAATAGTACAGTTATAGCAGCTATTCCATAACCTAAATATTCCATGAGTTCTTCTTTACGCTTTTGCTCCATCTTTTCTTGATAGCGTCTAGACTTTCTAGCCTCTGCTTGAAAAGATTGCCAATCTTGCCAAAGACCCGGTCTGCCTAGATAAATCATCATCTTCTTGAGTTCTTCTTCTTTCTCTCTTATCTGTTCAAGAGCCATGAACTCTTCTAGGTCTGCACCCCCTACACCTTTAGATTTTTTCTTTTTCAGATTCTTCTCTATCTCTTCTTTAGAAAATACAAAATCACTTATATGTTTTGCACACCCACTCAATTCTTTTCCGTTGGACACGAATTGTTTTATGACACTGAAAGCAGCATTAGCTGCGGCTAGTTCTGCTAACATTTTATCTTTTCCTTATGGGTTTACAATATGCAGTTATACGTAAAGTAGGTCCTTCTTCTTGTGGTATGGGTGGCTGTCTATGCAGTCTCTCTGCAAAATATAGGCATCTATCTAAATCTTGGAAGGTTTGTGTTTGGTCTACTACTCTTATTCCCATCATAAACACTAACACAAACTCAATCATACAGGTGCTCCGAACACCTCGTCTTCTTGTTCTTCGTGGCAGTCACAGTTGCAATCTTCGCAGTCACAATCGTAACATTCACAAGTATCACATCTTTTTCTTTTTTCGTTCATTTGCTTTCTTTAAACTTTCTTTTGCTTTTTTAAATATTGCTACAACTTCAGTCTTGCCCATTACTTTAGCTCTCTGCTCACCGACTGTAAGTATCTGTATCTTTCTCGCATAAGGTTTATTGACCTTTTTAACTTTTGCAACTGTGGCTCTTGCATCTGCAGGTGTGGCGAACTTGATGCTAACTGTGTCTTTAGGGTTCTCATCTGTGTATAAACGTCTGCCTGAACCTTTTGGTTTTTTACCTGTACCAACTTTAGGGTCTCTTTTCTTTGCCATTAGTTTCTATATCCACCACCTGCTTTTTTATAAGCAGCGGCTAACATCTGTGCCTTTCTAGCTGACCATTGACCCGGTGCTCCACCTTTACCACCTGCTTTAATTCTATTAAATATTCTTTTACGTAATTCAGGTTTAGTATAGTTACCTGCTTTATTAACAGTGCTTTTACTTTTACGTTTCTTTTTTACTGAACCACCTTTTTTTAAATCTATAGCTGATAAAGCTCTTGCCTGTCCTGCATGAGCCTTACTAGCTTTCTTTAGTTTTCCTGCGACTTTTTTTATTGTTGCTTTTGCTTTTTCTGTCACTGTTGTCCTC